GATCATGAAAGAAGTAGTAGGTAGACGTATCCTTCACAGAGGAGACAGTTGTATGGATACGTATCTTCGTGACGGTCTCAGGAATGTTCACCCGCTCGTTGAAATCCATCTCCAAGGTGGTTCCGTTCCGATCCTCTTGCGACCCTTGGATACGAAAGAGCTGTGGGTCTGCAAGTGGAATTCCGTTGGTATCTACTGCGACCGTGGCATCAACGTCTAACTCCCCCAACTCGCTCTCATCTTCTCCTTGTACGCTCTCCAGGGTTGTAATTGTATTGACATTGATCCGATGGTATCCTGTAGAACCGCCTCCGGTCGCTGTAGCAGCGTAGAAATTGTATCCTGTGACTAGTGTACTGTCGATGCCACTTACACCCACCTTCACGAGCCCATCCATCTTCTCTACCGTAATCCCTGTGGGGGCCTGGACCACTAGGTTCACATCGTTTGCTTGAACCAATCTTACTGTGACAGTGGCTTCTCCAGATGTATCCCCTGTCGTGTTGATGGAACGAACTTTGATGGTGTTGTCCCCAGGCAACAATTGCAACCCATCTGGATACTTGGATGGGTTGGGGACTGTGAAGGAGGCCCCCTCGAAAGTGATCAGATCAGGATCGTCCTCGAAGGCACTCCCAAACGCTGATATCTGCATGTAGATGGTGTCAGCATCTATAGACCCCGTGAAGAATCGAGTGGAGACGGTGGTGTGGAAGATAAATGTCTCCCGATATACCCCATCTGGACCAAGGAATTTGGGTGTCGTCGCCATACATTACCCCAGGGAAAGGCCATTGGTGCCAGGGAGTGCTGTCACTCCAGGAACCGTGTAGACGATGGAGATTGAAACAGGATCGGACGATGCGTTCCGAAGAATCACGTCCACCACATACATAGTGGGGTTGTTCTTATCCGAGGTGGTTCGAACCGTAACGACTTCATACAATCGTTCCTTGAAAGTCACTTGCTGATACTTGGCCTGTTCTGCTTGTATCTTCTGGAAGGTCTTCAGTGCTCGACGAACCTCCTCAGAAAGAGATGCCGCCACATTCCCGACCGCCTTGGACCCTATCTTGTTCTGGATGGACGTGCCATAGAAAGTGTGATACGGATTTGAACCTTGTGTGGTTAGAAGCAGCTTCTGTGCTGCCTGGACCAACAGGTTCTCATTCGTGATCATTGCCATATTGCCGTGTTGATCGAATCTATAGTCATTTTCGATCCCGTACCCACGGCACCGCAAACACTTGTACCTGTCCACTGTATAGGAAACCGTCAGAGTCGGATTCGATTGTAGAGGTTCTACAAATTTGAGACTCTTGGTGAGCGAACCAGTAGGCTTAGCCAATGTCCAGCCCGGATATACCTTGTGCCCTCGTGCCCCAAGTTGTCCCGTAAACCCAAGAGCCGATGCTGCCAACCCCGAAACCTGAATGACAGAGGTTGACCCAGTGCTATCGGAGTCTGTCAACTTCAGACATCCGTTAGCATCTTCTACTGATCCTGGACACTCAAACGCTCCGTAGTGCTATAAGGCAATGTTACAGATAGCGTTTCCTTGGATGAAATCACAGAGAATGTCTGCTCGTTACGGATGATCCTGAAGGGGCCAGAAAAAGCCCCGATAAGGGAGGCATTCGTACTAAGGCCCTGACTAGGGATTGTCACGCTATCGTTTGCTCTGAGCTGGATAAAGCCCCCTGCCACAGGCTGTTTGGTGGGTAGAGACATCCGATCAGAGCCGAGGGTAATAACCTCCTCAACCGTAAGATGTGGGCAACTGAACGCTAATCGGACATCTTGGGACACGATCTTACACCCCCTATCTCCCCCACCCCATAGACTAGTTAGGGCATAAGATCCAAAAGCAACTCGGTTGGATCGTCTGCATACGTCCAGCCCAGAAGCGAAATGTTCTCTTTGTTCGGCACTCCAACCAAAGGACCATCCGGGGGGTTTTCGGCAAACAACGCGCTGTCAATATCTGCTACCATCTTCTGAACTCTTCTGTCTTGGGCAAAAATCTCATCGTCGAACTGGATCAGGATTGAGAGTGCACCCCCGAATGCCTGCTGTAGCGTTTCGTCTCGTTCTTTCTCTAATTGTTCCCCTAAGTCAGCCAATTTGATTATCTTGGCTTCTAGATTCTGAAGCTTCTCCCGAATCTCTTTGTTGCACCACCCCCTAACATGATGCATGACCCTAGCGATAGCTTCGTGATCATCCCCATAGGCTTTTCTCCCCCCGGTACGCTTGGGGGCATATTTTGTCAGGTTCAGATAGCCGCCTGGAGACGGTCCAAATCCACTAGTATCGTTCTGGGGCTGGCCCATACCCTGATCCGTCTCGTCGTAGTCATGAGAAACCGGAGCTGCTACCCCGCCGTAGGGATACTCCTCAGCATACACGGGGGTGTTGTCGGCGTTCAACCCCACAATTGATGATCGGGCTGGAATCCAAAACTGCGAGATGTCCAAGGGATTCCCACCCTGGACGATGTATGCCTGGAGCAATTTTTCCAACGATGACCCTGGGGTGACGGATATGTACTCTCGATGCTCAGTGCGCTTTACCTCCCCAGATGTGGGGTTGGTAACAGCCCGATACTCTAAAGTAACTTTGCCGATTCGAGCCAACTCAGCATTTATCGTATTGATCCGCTTCTCCACATCTCTGCGCTCTCTCAGGACCCATCGCCGCACAGCCGTCCAGTAACCGACTCGGAAAGAACCTAATGCCCCGAAAGATGACATTCCCTACCCCCCGAAAATTTCAGACAACAATGCCGCCAATCCCCCTCCAGTCATGGAGGGAATCAATGGTATGACTGCCAAGGCTCCAGCCCCATAAGATGCATTACTGTCCAAAGGCTTTTCCGCCGCCCCCTGGAAATCTGTGAGAACCCCATCTGTCCCATTTGAAGACAAGATGAGAACATATCCCGTAGGAACGTCCATCAGCATGAGAGCCTGGATGAGGTTGTTGATCTTTTGAATGAACAGCTGCAACTCGATTATACGGGCTTGGATGAAGTTGATGTACTCCTCGATGGCATTCGCAATAGACTGGATACCAGCCTGGATGGCTTCCAACCAATTCCTGATAGCCTTAAAGAAATCTTCCAGTCCAGGCATGGCTGGGAATAGGAGCTTAGGTTCCTCCCATTCGCCATGCCCCAACTGATCCATAGCGGCTGTAGCTACATTGAGGACAAGGGCAGCCTCTGTGTACATCTCAGCAGAGAAGAATGAACGGGCATAATATATGAATTGACTACCTTTGTGGTAGACCACAGGGGAGTTTTGCGCTGAGAAGATCGGCCCCAGGGGGCGATCCACAACACTCTCGCAAAAAAGCTGGATGTACTGCTCACCATTCTCGGGGTTCGTGAATTGCCGCCACTCTACAAACTTTCCGGTTTGTTTCGCCTGCTCGTCTAGAAGCTTTGCCTTGGCATCTTCTGTTGTAGTGATAGGGAAATTGAGGCCCGGCATGGGGCGCATTTCAGTTGGGGATCCAGAGTAATGCACCGTCTGGCTGGAGCTCCCCATCTCCCCCAAATCTACGTACTGCCCCAAATTGGACATCTGCCCACCCATCAAACTGATCGCTTGGGCTATGTTTGGGGCTAGACCAAAAGCAGGACTTCTAGACGCCAACAGCCCGGAGAGGGGCCCCACTTCGTCCAACATCTTAGCTGTCCTCAGGGTGACTGTGGACTCAACCACCTTCTTCTGCACCGATCCGGGGACTTTAGCTGCATTGAATATCTGCCGGGCCATCACTCTAGATCGACTCTGGATGAGATCCCGAAAGCCAATGTAGTTCAACTTGTCAGCACTGGCCCCATAGATTTGCTTGAAATCATCTACCCCAAGATACGCTGACAGATTCTTAGCAAAGGGTTCGAGACCCAAAGGGCCTCGACCAAGATCATAGTTTACTACAGGATTACGCAGCTCTCCCGTTAATATCTTGTCAGGATCCCCATTCTCTTGGGAAATTCCGTCCAACCCAGTGTAGGGGTAGGTCACCAGATCGGGTCGGGTCAACAACAACATGGCAATAGCCAACTCCAGACTCTGCAGATAAAGAGCAGAAACTTCCCCAGGGAAAACGATTGGAAGCGTGACAGAACGTTCCCCAACCGAACCGTAACTCACCTGCTGATGAATGGTGTCTCCATCGTCAGTTTCCACCTGGACTGAATCCATTGTTGCTAGAACAGGACCACTGTCAGGGATCGACGAGCGTTGGAATCGGAAGCGATACCCAAAGGAATCGTCCTGTGGGGTATCTGCACTATTCTCGATCAAGTCATCGCACGCCACAATACGAACATAATAGGTTGCTGCCTTCCCCAAGTCTTTCCGGACTATCCAGGATCCATTGTCCGTGAACGTTGCATCATTAGGCAACTCATCCTGTGAGATGGCAAGACTGAATCGCCCACCCGGAGAGAAAACAGAAGTCAGTTGCCCGACCAGGAAGGTTTTCTGCAAGTAGTGTGTATCCCCGTCTCTCAATAGTTCCAGGGGGATACGCTGCTTTTCTGGATTCGAGTCCGATCCTACACCATAGATTCGTTTCGTTGCAGAAGTTACGGAACTGTTGTAGTAGATAGCCTTGTCTAGTCGAAGTTGATCCGCCCCACCCCAAAGGACCAAAGGGGACTTTCCATCAGGGGTTAGGACCAAGCCCTGTTCTCGTTGTTTTACTTGACCGCCCGCATCAGTAGGTTCCAATCCCGGGGCATACATGATGGGCCGATCGTATTCAATTCTGATGCCACCCGGAAGTGTTGACACTTCGACTAGGAACCCATCCACAGGGGGCGTTATTGCCTCCAAGGGGGATGGGTATGTCCTACTGGTACTGATCTGCCAGGAAAGGTTCGCCACGTTCGGTGGGTTCGGGGAGAATACGTTGGAGCCTAAAGTGCTAAACAGTGGGGCTATACTAAAAAGGTTGGCCTTGTCAGTCCCGTACCCCACATCCAGATTCACAGGCTGTGGGAGCCCCGCCCCTGTCCCCCCGAATTGAAACAGGTTTAGGAACATCTGGACTAGCTTCAATAGCCGCTGAACACCCGTGGGGTCTACCGACAAGTAGAAGAAAACCGCTAATGTTTTCATGTTGACTGAAACATCGGGCCGATTGGGGTCTCTCCAATCGGTCAGACGTGCCACCATCCGTTTCTCATATGCTTGATACCCGCCCTTGAGTTGAGTGAAGGGGAACTCATTGTAGGGCTCCTGATTGTCATGGGTCATGTACAAGCCAATCTTCTGGAGATCATTGATGTAAGAGTTGATCTCCTGAATCAGAGCATCAATCAGTGCACTGATCGAATCTATGTATGGGATGGTGAAAGCTTTGATCAGGTCCAGAGCCTGAAGTGCTATGTTAAGAAGTGAGATCAACAGTTGCGCTACGCTGTTGACATCGGTCTTCCACTTGTCCCAATCGTCTGGGGGCCAATCGAAAAGCTGGTCTTTCTTCCATTCTTGCAGATTAGCCATGGCCTATTTTCCGCCCCCAAATTTGATCCGATTGAGCATCTCTTTGCTCTCTAGCAGAGACTTCACGTCCTGATTCAATTGGTCCTGGAACATATCCCGGAGTTTGGTCAGCATTCCACGTTGCTTATCCAAGCTGGCTCGCTGGCGTTGGCCCCCTTTCAATGGTGCCCACCCCCCAGGCGATATACCCAACTGTTTGAACATCTCTGCCAGTTCCTGATCCGTCATTCGATTAGTCCCTTTCTCTGGAGAACAGTCTGCACCATCTCTTCCTTCAACTCTGGTATCTGACTATCAAACCGTTCAACGGCTGCCAGTGTTCCTGCCTTCCTGTCCGTGCGATACCCGATCCAAGCATTCCGCAACTGCCGGAATCGATCATCTATATCTAGTGCAATATCAACCCAATCGGGAAGTACCGGCCGAACAAGAGACGGGGCAGGTACAGCCGTCACATCATTATACGCCGTGTAGGGAACATCACCTGGGCCCGTCACCATCCTTACGCCCACTCCTGTCCCGTCACTCGTAAGGTAGTCAAGACGGGTGTCTAAAGCCCAGAACCTCCGGTCCAGTATAGAGAGACAGTCATAGTCGTTACCAAACGGAAGGGTGTTGGTCTGCCCCCCGGCGTCGATGATCAAAGAGTTGTTGAACACCCCCAGCCCTGAATCCGCAATGGTGACAAGACCAATGTTGTCCCCATGGTTGTCTTGCTGGAAGATGTAGTAGTCTCCAGACTTACCACCTGACATAGGACCCCGGAACTGTTCGATCAGGGATAGCGTCCTCTCTCGTGTAGACAAGATGATGTCTATCGCTTCCTCTGAGAACAATCCAGACGGACGAATCACCTTGTAGGAGAAGGGTCGTATGGAATGGAAACTGTAACTGAAAGAGTTAGCTATCGGGGCTGGGGTGCCATCATCCAGTAACCCAGCCAGTCTAGTGGGGCGAAGATCCACCTGACCTTCTATGCCTGTAGGTGGCAATGGCGAACCATTAACCGTGGGGTAGACCGCATAACCCAAAGTAGTCTGTGCTACCACATCCGGAGGGAAGATCACATCCGTACCAAGGATTCCCCCAAACCTAGACGTACCGTCCACTTCTAACCAATGGTTGGTGTCATCAATTGCTGTGACCCGATAGAAACCCCGATTGTCGTCCAAGGCAGATGGGTGCCCAGAAGCGAAGAATGCTGGGTCCTGCGCTTGCCTTGGCAACACACCTTTATCCCCATACGGTCTAGACCCGGATTCAGGGGGAGTGGTCTCCCCAGTTGGCCCCCGAACTCTTCCGGCAGGGTCGACCAAGACAATATCCCCTACTAGCACACCCCTCTTGCTGAATGAATCCGCTGTGGAATCATCTTGCAGCTTATTCACCACACCAGAGTAAGGCAATGCAAGAGTGATGTTGGGGACGTACCCGCCTTCTTGAGTTGTATAATCGGCTGCAGTCGATGTAACCACCCGTTCCGTAGCCAAAGTTAGAAGCTGCTCGCAAGACTGCTCATGTGGTACAGGGGCATTCTTCAAGTAGATTTCGAAGTACCACCGTTCGTACTGTCCCAACGTCACGTCATTCAAAAATTCGGGGTTGGTTAATCCGGGGGGCATGAGACGAACCACATCATCCGCAGCGACCTTCATGATGGGCACTTCTTCAACTACTTCCCAAGGTCGAGGATAGGCTCCTGCAGTAAGGTTGCTCTTGATCAGCCGGAAGATGTCCCCCTCTCTGATAGCCACATCAGGTGACGTGAATAACCCGAGCTGTGTCCCCATGTAGATAGCCCCGCCCAAATAGTAGGGGGAATCAGGCGGAAATGCGTAGCCGGTGGCTGTTACCAATCCTGCCTGCTTCAAGGCCACATCTGATGCATAGTTCGTGATCCGGCCTCTACGCACCTCATAGGCGAATCGCAATGGGTTGAGATTTTCCGCCAACGAATCCTGTACCTCATGGAATCGCCGGATTCTACGAACTTCTAAGTCAATTGTTTCATTCACACCATCAAAACGGAATCCGATCTCCGTAACTGCGACAGCCGGAGTGTTATCTTGCACCAACCTCTGGTCTCCTACTACATCCGCCGCTAAATTCTGGGCTGGACGGGCGAAAGATGGCTCCAGGAAGATACCGGACTTTGCCCAGAAACCGTTAGTCAGAACGTCATCGTAGACATTCGTACCAGCGATTGCACTAAAGGGAGCCTCTGTAGTCAGGACATCCTGTGGCAGAATACAAGTTGCAGCGGTATTAACACCAGGGGGGATTGGATTTCGGATGTTGTCCCAGGCCGTTCCTGGACCGACTCGATATGTAGTCGTGAAGTTGGAGATGTCCAGATAACCTGGGACGCCTGCATAGACAGTCGTGAACTTGTCTGCCTGGAATACAGTGCTGATACCTGCAACCAATGTTCTGGGATGGACCCTAATGTCGTCTGCAGCTACTCCTGCTACGATATTCCTCATGTTGGCTGGAACAGGGTTACAGTATGTCTGGTCTTCCACGAACTCTTGTGGCCCCACGGTAGCCCCTGGAGATGTGATTGTAATCCCAGCCAACCCATAGATAGCTCGTGTCAATCCCGCTGTGTCTGTAGTGAACCCCACAGTGTTGTTTGCTGGAAGCCCTTGCTCATCGAAAGGTTGGATAGCAAAGTAGGCCATACCTGAAATCAACTGGCCTTGTTCCAATAGGGCCCAGAACTCGGCGCCTTCATTTCCCATTGCGATGTTGGATCCGTCGGCGGCTCTGTATTCTGTTCCCGTGTTGACTCGCAGGGTAAACTTGCGGTAGTCGGCATTCAGGGGGTTGTCTTCAACGGATACGTACTCAGCCGCTAATACCTGTGAATCCGCCCCATCGTTGACTAGAACAATATAGAGAATACCTGCTGCAGGAAAACCATGCCCTGAGGGAGAATCAGCCATGGTGGCAGAGTCAAAGATGTCAGTGATCCTGATAGTCCTATCAATAGAATCGATACTAGGCCCCACATGAGCAACCCCCCCTGTACCACCTGTCCCAAGTGCCGTGGCGATCCTGAAAGCTCTAGCAGTCACAGGAGCCGCTACCGCAAAGGTTCTATTCAGAGCTACCACGCTATGTCCAGCAACATGGACATGATCCCCTACGATAAGCCCATGTGCCGTGGCTGTGGTGATAGTCGAGAAACCACCTGTTGAAATGGATGATGTCAGGATCGATGGATTACTGGACGACTCCGCAATCTTGGGGAATCTGATATCTACCCAACCACTTCCACCCCCTGCTTGACTCGAAAGGGTGAGCGCCCGAACTTCATCCCCCGCCAGAGATAAGATACCACCGACCCCTAATGGAGTATTCTGCTCTACAGCGTGCCGAACCAGATACGTGCCTGTCTTGATGCTTCCTTGAACAGTATGCCCCCCAGAGATCACTACAGTGTCGCCTGGAACCACTTTCGATACTGCTCCACCGTCAGGAGCTCCTGCTGTGACATCTATGTTCGTAATGATGTTGTCCACAGGATCCTGAACCAACCCAAACCCACGACAGATGATTCCCCCATCTCCGGGCAAAGTGACGGTCTCATCCAAACCCATAGATGGAAGCATAGAGAATGTGATGTCCTGAGAAGTGATGGCCACGTTGCCCGCATTGTGTGTAAGGGTTACCGGAATGACAAGTGGACCCGCCCCATATCCATGCCCAGGGTTGGTGACAGTCACAGTCAAGACTGCCCCGGTTACAGGGTCCACAGTTGCATACCCCGCTGCCCCAGTACCCACACCACCAAAAGCCACTTCGACGAAACCACCCTGATAACCTGCTCCAGGGGCCCCCACTACAACAGATGTAACTACCCCACCCAAAACATTCCCTGTGGCTACAGCACCTGCCCCTAACGGTAGTTCTCTGTACCCCTCAAACCCCATGGCTCGTAGGGAACCTACTTCATCACCCGCTCCAATAGCAGATGCTACCTCAAATGTCCCCACACCACGGGAAATTCCATCTGTAGCCTTCAAGTCAGATGAATCCCGCTCCAAGAAAGTGAGGGGGAAGAAAATGCCCCCACCATTATCTCCATTGATCCCACGGTTGATTGTACTGGTTGCAGAAGTTTCAGTCTCTACTTGGGGTACAAGAAGTTGGCAATCGATGCGTTGCTTTCCGATCGGATGTACCCAACCCCGTTCTCTGGCCAAACGGAAATCGATCTGCTCAAGGAATGTAAGCCTATCTGTAAAGATGGCTCCTGTTGTAGACTTCCCAGCCACTGTGCTAAGAGAGAAAGTGAAATCCACGCAATAATCCGTCTGTACTACATTTAAGGCGATGACAGATGAGGGCAACTCAGGATGCAAAGCCAAATTCAGAACTGTTGATGCCCCCACACCCGTTACTACGATGGATGTCTGATTGAACACTACCGCCAGACCAGCGACAGCCAGATCAGCGGTGACTTGCCCAGCGCCATCAAATGTAATGGGGACCGTGTATTCCCCAGGATAAAACACCCCTAATGGTTCCCGAACGAACATCCTGAGGGTCAGTAAATTCAAGACGTGAGCGAACAGAACGGTATTCAACCCCCCCGTTGCCCCAGCCGTCCCGTCATTCAACGCTATCTGTGGCAAGACTGTAGAGAAATCCAGAGTCAGACTCTCCACGCCTGGATTGGAGTCCACTGTGATCTGGACACCCGTGGGATTCACTGGAAGCGGGGGCATACCAAGAGTCCAGTCCCAAGATGTCTCGTCATGGCAGAAAGACATGAAATGATCCACAGTGTAGCGGATATCATCCCCCATCGCTGTTGGAGTAATGAACCTGGGGGGTTCAATCATACTGTACGTGTTCAGACCATTCCGATTGACCCTACCAATTGACAACCAACCTTGCGACCCCTCTGGTAATTCCGCTGTTCCTGTTCCGTACTGAGTAAGGAGCAAATCATATGCTTGAGCATTCTCTGTCCCAAGTAGCAAAGGATCGCCACTTACTGGATTGTGCCAGACCGTTGTGAGAAGAGCAGCTGGTGAGATATCCCCCGCCAGAGTTGTTCGTATCGTCCCGTCATTGGCTTTGATCTCATCCGGATATACAAAATTCCAGTTGGGGTTTCCAGGTCCGGGCCAAGGCACAGTCACCGGATCAGAACCGGCTGAAACTGTAGCCAGTATCTCTGCCAGATAGTCTTGTGCATAGCCCAATCTCTCCAGTTCTGTATTGGTAGCCCCAATGTATGGGGTTGAAACATCTCCCGTATCGTCTTTGGCCTGTCCAAGCAAGGCGGGGATCATTAGGGGAGAAGTTGAACTGTTAGTTATCTCTACTTCTGCTTCGTAGGCTACCATAGGCTTGGGAGGCGTCTGATTCATCAGATTCTGAAAGTCCAAGAACCATGGTATAGGGTCACTACCTCCCGGAAGAGAAATGTCTACCAGCTTCCCTGACTTCCTAACCAATACGTCCGATCCCACACGGAATGCCGGGAGGGCATCCCTGAACCTTGCCTGATCCTCTGGAGTGGGCGGGGTTGTAGGCTCCTGAGCATCAAACCCTGGTGGAGTAATCAACAACGTATCCCCCGGGTCTAGAGTCAGAGGGGCACCACTGGTTTGATCCTGCATCTGGAGAATGTGAGTGGGGTTGACAATGGGTAGGTCAGCACCCAAAGCATCAACAGTCTTGAAGGTCACTACACACCCGTACAGCACTTCGTCTACAAACACTCCAGATGGGCTGATGCCATCCAACAAGACTAAGGGGCACCCCACGGAAGAGATCGTACTATCAGGATGCCCAAAAGCCACCTGCATCTTAGACGCAAACATCCCCATAATGGGGTGATAGAAGGGGGGCGAACTTACTTCTATCTCCCCAGTAGTGAGGTCAGCCAAACCCTCTGTGGGGGCTGTCTGTTGCTGCAGTTTGGAGACATCTGGATATCCGGTAGTAGGGTCTATTGGAAAATCTCGTAGAGGTAGAGGAGTTGCCACCACACAGGGCCTGTCTAGGGGCACATTGGGAAGAGTACCATCGAAAGCACCTTGTGGGATTCCTGTAGGATAGTACTTCCATACCCTAGCCCGTGGGAATCTCTTACGGAGAGTGACTTCGCTAACACCACTCAACTCCCCCATGACGGGATTAGCCAACCGACCTATGGTAGTCCCCCAGGTTGACTCGAAATCACCATCTATTAACCTAAGATACGAATACACCCCCTTGTCTCCAGAGGATACGTCATTGTCTAACCCGGGATAAGTTGTCAGGTAGCCCTTGGTTTTCTCCGGGAAGATACGAGATAAAGTTGACGGGTCGTGCAAAGCCAGGAAATCGCCTTTGGCCCGCACCTGATAGATGGGGAAGGGATTGAATCTGACTTCCGTGTTCTTCAACCCCACGAGGACCTGATCATCTATGTCGTTGGTTATCGCCCCACGTTGTTGTGCGATCATCCGTCCAACCAGATAACCACTGGGGAAGCTACCTGAGACAACTCCACCCGTGAGACTTGCTCCATCTGGATTGACTACCCAGTCATCCTCCAGAATGGGCACAGTCCAGTCGGGAGACACCGTAGCCAGTGCAGCAAACACTTCTGAGTAGATGTTCCGAGGATTCAGATTCCCTGTGAACGGATCTTCAAACCCCGGTGATGTGTACTCTTGACCCCGTCCGATGAAGAACCGAAACTTCCCGTCCCGATCCCCAACTACATCCCCTGTGATAGCTTCTTTGATCTGCTCGAAAGCCCCCGTTACTTGGGCATAGAAATCCAAAAGACTACGAGCCGCCCTATCTGTGTCGGTCAGATTGGTCCGGAGAGTGTCAATGCCGGACACCCCATGAGTGTAGTTCTCAGCTGTAGGCATAGCAGGTGTGATAGGACCACCCGGAGCTTTGAATTCGGCTGCCTTCCCTCGCAAGATATCCTGTGACGCCTCTCCCATGTACGTGAGCAAGGGTGTCACTCGGCTGTAGAAGGAATCTGGACTGTACACTGTGTAGGATGCCTTCAACTGCCCCCCAAGGAACCCATTGTCCTCAGAAGGTTGATCATTGTACCTGTATGAATACTTCACTCTAGGAAGATGCAAAACTCCCTGATCCATGTAGGGGGACAGGGTCTTCACTTTGGTGAAACGAATGGACAACTTCTGTGTAGCCCCTAGTGGCTCTTGAATGGGGGCGATCAGAGTAACAGCACCGCTAGCTTTCTCTAAGTCATATTCCATCCCTGCAGCCAATGTCCTACCAGGCAACAGGCTGCCGTTCTCATCTGTCTCCCCCCATAGGATGACTTCTACGGGCTCCGTCTCCAATACTGGACCAACACCCAAGAGGCTACGTGAACTCGGGGGGTAGATGGGCCGGACACTTAACTTCAGAACTTCCCCCAATTCTGCATCAAAATGCTTGGGGAAAGGTGAAGTAGTGACGACAATCGTATTCAACCCATCATCAGTCAATCGGGCAGAAGCTACGATGAAAGGATACTTACCCAACTCCATGAGGTGTCCAGGAACTGCAAATTGAAGTACGTTTCCATGAACTGTGATCTCCATCTGATCCCGATCTACTGGATCCCACGTCTGGACCACAGGGAGCAGGAACCCGGCTGGAGCTGTAGGAACAGTCACCGTATCAACTGTAGTAGTTACGGGGATGCCCGTTAATGTAATCAGGACATCATTGCCCGGTGAGCGAGACCCCACCTCAGTTGTGGGACTGGGATAAATACCCACAGTAGTAGTATCTGTAGTAGCAGCATAGGCAACTGACTTGATATAAGTGGGGAACGGTCCGACTCTGAGCAGTTTTCCGATTGTGACATCTCCTGTCCTATCCCCAAAAAGAGTGAAATTGGCTGTCAAAGCAGGCAGATAGAACGGTGGCCGATAAATGGGCTTATGAGACGCACTGAATACCTTCTCCCCCCCGAATGTTTCTAGCACGGCGTAACTGATTGTAACTGGACGGGACGTATCTATCGGGACTAGGAACCGTATCTGGTTGGTCCCTATATCAATGATTGTGTCTTCTTGCCCGAAGTTCATCATCGTAGCACCCACATACACTGTGGGAACCACATCCGTGAAAATGGTTTTCCCTGCGGAATTGAAAGCATACAGATTTGCTGAAACAAGTGTGCACGTCTCAGACCGGATGTAAAGGGGCAGAAACTCCACAATGTGGGTCGACTGCCCTGCCCTGTCCACAGATAGGGTTCCGTCTGTCGCTGCCACAAGGTAGTCGATCTCTACTAATCGATTGATCTCTAATGGTTTATTGAACCCTATCGTACCAGTCAAGGGGTTCAGGGCAACATCCAGCCGTCCTTCCGTAACCATCTGCTCTACAAAGTACGCTTCCGTCCCGGCATGCTGGGTCATATCCGCAGTCGAAAAGTTGGTACTCCCCGTATTGGGGCCAACTTCCACGATACCCGCGGACAAAACATCTGGATCCATATAAGTGGGAACCCAGCTCACATATGAGCCCTCGAACTCTGAGATGACCGCTGAGCCAAACTTCAGTTCTCCAGTCAGGAGCAAGTATTCAATATTCGCACCGGGATCTGCACTAAACGTACTAACTCCAATCAGATCGACCCCATTGACATATAGGGTAGTCCCAACCCGAATAGAGAAGTAGCCTCCAGCGAAGCGAGTATGCTCTGAGTCAGTCAGTGCCGACCCCGGAACTACTAAGGTTCCATTCTGCATGACTCCAAGGGAAGTCTCAGAAAGGATGTACACCTGAGCTGTAAGGGACTGAATCAGAGCCAATGAATCCGCCCAAGTAGCCCCATGGGCCAACCCAAACCGAACCCCCATGATTGGACTGCTCTTGATTGCATCTGCTATCGGTGCAACCAATCGTGAGGCAGCCTGTGCTGTCTTGTCAATCGGAACATCCCCCATAGGTGAAAGAACTCTCACCTTGAAGGGTTCTGTCTGGAGATGATTGAACTCATCAGCAATGACATCCGCTATCAGCCCGGGGTCATACACGGTTTCAGTCAAGCCATGATATAACTCCCAAGAACCTGGAGTCGTGCCATTACCAGACGGGAAGTTTGGAGCAACTTGAAGGACAGACGCACTAGGGGCACTGGTGACTGTGTAGGAACCTTTGCTGTCCCCTGAAGGTATCTTGATCTTATAGCCCGCCATGGCCCCCAGATCAGTGAACGTAGCCTCCCCGGTTGCGAATGCATTAGTTAGAGTATCCCCCCCAGCCGTCCAACTCCCTTGGAATCCCGACCCAATGAAACGCCCAACGGACTCGGTGAACAGGACTGTTCCGGGTAGTCCGTTCTGGGGCAGCAGGTAGTCAACCCCCTGCTCGAATGTAACGAAGGGGCCCCCAGTCTCAGATACCCATAAATTCCGCCCCGCATTGGGAGCAACCCCAATCATTGTCTCGGGGGTGATCCCCGTATGCCCCAACTGCAATGTCTGTGCCGCTCTTGGGAGTATCTCGGATCCTGAGTGTACATTCAACCATTGAAAATGGTTTTCCTCGAATCTGTATGCCACATCCACTAGGTTCTTCAGGTATCGAGTGAAAGTGGCCTCTTGCGTCCCCTTCTTGATAGTCGTTGTCAACTGGAAAAAAGTGGACTCGTCATAGCCCGGGACATCCTGTAGGGGCGGCTGACGGAAGACCACCACGGGCTGACTAGGCACATATTCTGATAACACTTCATTGGATACCTGATAACGAGTCTTGAAGTCCGCTTCGGGCTTTGTTCTATCCGTATTGAGTGCGTTCCGGAATAGCCCCAATGAGATACCTGAATCCGGATGCCACCAGGCCTCCCCATCCAAACCTCGCCATCCAGGGAGTATCCCGAATAGCGTGCACCCCGAAAGATCCTTAGCAGCATTGATCCCGAAACCAATCTCTATGTCTCCACCGACCAAAGTGCTCTCGATTACAAGGTAGCCATTGGAATCATATGCAATGGCATCCCCACCAGCCATAAGTGTATTGAAGCTGTCTGCTATCTCAGCCGTGCTCTTTGATCCCCCACCTGGGAAGAGAGCAAAGGCAGACCAGACATAGAAGATTCCATTGACAGCGAAGTACAGATTTTCAGTTCCTCCAACTGGGAACGAATCCCGTACCCTAGATATCACTCTGGCTTTCGAGGTCACTGTGGAAGGGGTGAGCAAAGCCTGCTGAAAATACATCCGCTGCCCTAAGAATTCTGCACGGTCTTTACGACTGATGGCAGCCTTAGAGCGGTCTGCCACACCTGCCTCTCTCGCCACATAAGCCCTCCCACCCAACACAAGGAAGGGAAGTGCAGGCAAGGCATCTTCCCGATCCGCTAC